AATATTATTACGGAACAATCAAGCCAAAACTTATTGAGCAATCCTACACTAGCCGATACATTCATAGAGCAAATCTACGCAGGAGTTCAGGTATCAGAGCTATTAAAGCCAAACAATATTTATCAGATCAGCTTGATGTCATTTTACAGTCAGTTAAGAAAGCCAGAGAATAAAGAATTAAAAGAAAGATTTGAAGAAGCCAGAAAAATAGGAGTTCAGACGTTAGTTGAAAAACTAATTAATATTTATTCATCAACTGACAGCATCCCAGATCCTCAGACAATTATGTTTCTTCGTGAAAAGACCAAGTTTTTAATGTGGCTTGGCGAAAAATTAACAGACATTTACGGAAGCAAAGGCAAAGAAATGATTAACAAAGGAACAGTTAATAACATAGTCGTTTCTTGGCTAGATAGTCCACAGTTGGAAGCTCAATACAACCAATACGAAGAGATCAACCAAGCCAAGAAAGAAATAATAGATCAGTAATTAATTAGCGTATTCGTATTCATCCTCTATTATTTTGTGTGTCAATAGTCTTCTATTGTCTAACTCACACTCAACCAAACGCTGATACATAACTTCTTTTATGTCTTTGATTTGGTATGAGGCATAAAGATCATATTGATTAAGAAGTTTCTCATCATTCAATCGTTTAATGTGTTCTTGTAACTGTTGTATTGATGTCATTCTTTTCCTTCTATAAAAGTTTTAAGTTCCTCTAATTTAGGCTGTATTTCATCCTCGTAATTAGAGTTATCCATAAGCTCTCTACCTACATCCAATATAATCTCACAGTAATATGCAATTTTATCATCAATTAGCTTTTCACTGTCTGACATATCTATCCATTCTTTATTCATTATTTACCCTTTCAGTTAGTTAGTATGCAGTTAATTTAAAATATCCATCTAGGTACACCAATAAATGAATTGAAGCATAGCCAAGTAGAATTATTGCAGCTGTAGCTATTAAAGCTCTTAAATCCGATCTATTAAACATCTAAGCAGCCTCCTTGTTATGGTTATCAATCCATTTCTTTACTTGTTTTTTAGCATTATTTTCTAAAGTATAATGTTTTGATTTTAAAACTTGCTCATCAAATGAGCCATCTTGAAACTTAGTTATTTGGATTAACATACCAATAAAACCTAAGTCTCTTCCGTTTTTTACTATTTTAGTTGTTATCATATTATAACCCTTTCAGTTGTTATTTGTTTTATACTATCATAACCATTAAAGTTATGTCAAGTATATGATCTTATATTTTAAGATCCTGTAACCCTGTATAATTACAAGGTTACAAGTTGTTAAAATTATTGTAGCAAGTTTAATGGATCATATTTTAAAACAGCTTTAATATCCTGCTTTGAAAACTTAAACATTAAACGTCTATACATTAGGCTTATCTTTTTAATCATTATGATACCTTTCTATTTAATAGTTTTCTTTACACCAATTAACCAATTTATTTACTAATTGATCCATAGTGTAACAACCTTCTTTAATTAATTTTTTAGCTTCCACTACAAAATCTTTATTTTCCATTAATTGATTTTCTGTAATAAAAGTTTTTCCAGCTACTGAGCTTATTAGTATTTCACCCTTTGTCATTGTATTAACCTTTCATTATTTGTTATGCCATTATGGTTAATCTATTAATAATATTATGTAAACTATTATTTTTAATTAAATTATTAAGCTATTGAATTTATTATGTTTTATTTTTAGAGTGTTATTTTATGCTGTTAAAAGAAAGGAAAGACAAAAAGAAAAGAATTAATAAGAAAAGAAATGATAAATAAAACTATCCACAGATTAACTTAGAGATTGAATAAGTAGAATTAAAGAAGATCATTAAGAATACATTAAAGCATTTAACAACGCTTGCTTGTGTGTATAGAATTAATATCAATCAATTAAAGATGTGCGTATAACTTCCTATTTGTTACCATAACCAAACGTATTTAAAACGTGTGTTATGTGTAGCGGATATGCAACACTGTGATATTAATGCAACAGTATTACATGAATACAACTGTTAATATATTTCCGATAATTAAATGTTATCGGAAGTATTGGGGAATAGATGATCTTATCTGGAGCTTGTCTATATTTTGGATAGCCACCCCCCCATACACCCCATAAAGCCGCCGCCATTTTATATATATATATACATGGGACTTATTAGGATACCTTTAGCTACATAGCCTTCCACATACTATTACCCACATAGCCTTCACCACACAGAATCTTCGCCGCACACAAAATTGCTAACTCATAATGGGTATATCCACAAACAACCCGCCACCTTTTTTCTTTGCCTGACCAACCTTAATATAATATTAAAATACTACTAATAGTATATGAACAGATCAATGTACCAAGATGATGATGACAATGACTTTTATACAGCCAACGTCAAAGCAGTTGTTTATATTGAGAAAGACAATTCAATAACAGTAAAGTTCACAGGATTACAAAACAAAGAACACTCAGCAATCTTTAGTTCATGGTTAATGATGCTATTGAACATTGAGAACGCAATCATAACTGATGCACAATCTAAATCTATTCACTAATGACTAATATAACTGAAACAGTAATTAACAGCGGTACAATACAATACAAGATTCCATACTACCCCAGAGAAAAGCAAATAGAACTTCATTTCAATATGAAGAAATATCGCTGGTCAGTATTAGTCTGCCATAGAAGGTTTGGCAAAACAGTATGTATGATTAATCATCTACTAATGTCAGCACTACGTTCTACTAACAAAGCACCTAGGTACGCTTATATAGCACCCACATTCAAACAGGCTAAGTCTATTGCTTGGGATTATATGAAACAATACACAATATTAATACCTGGCGTTAAATTTAATGAAACAGAATTACGATGCGATCTACCTAATGGAGCTAGAATAACATTATTGGGTTCAGAGAACTCAGATGGATTACGAGGTATCTATTTAGATGGTTGCGTTATTGATGAGTATGCAAACGTACAAGGTAAGTTATTTACAGAAATTATAAGACCAGCATTGTCAGATAGAAAAGGATGGTGCGTATTTATTGGTACACCGCAAGGAACGAATAATAACTTCTATGAATTATTCCAACATGCTCAAGGTGATAAGCAATGGTTTCATTATAAAGCTAAAGCATCTGAAACTAAAATAGTAGATCAAGGAGAATTGGAAGCAGCGAAGAAAGTCATGGGTGAAAAAAAATACCAACAAGAGTTTGAATGCGATTGGATTGCAAATATAGAAGGTGCTGTTTATGGAGACACCATAACTAAAATAGAAGATGCTAGGCAGCTAACAAGAGTTCCTTATGATCCATCACTACCAGTAAGCACAGCATGGGATCTAGGTGTGTCAGATCATTCAGCAGTTATATTCTTTCAACAAATGGGAAGAGCAATTAATATAATAGATTACTACGAAGAACGTGGTCAAGGTTTGCCACACTATGTTCAAATGTTAAAAACTAAAGATTACGTTTATAAAGATCATTTTGCACCACACGATATTGAAGTTACTGACTTTGGTAATGGCAAGACAAGACGTGAGGTTGCTTATCAACTAGGTGTTAATTTTAAAGTAGTTCCTAAAATTCCATTTGAAGATGGCATCCATGCAACTACAATGGTACTACCTAGATGTTGGATTGATACAGACCATTGCAAAAAACTTATAGATGCGTTAAGACATTACCACAGGAAGTTTATAGATAAAAATAGAATGTTTAGATCTAAGCCTGTACACGATTGGAGTTCACACGCTTGTGATGCTATGCGTTACCTCGCTGTTGGAATCCAAGAAATAAATACTAGACAATCTGCACCGCAAAGTGTAGCAGATAGTGATTATAGGATTATATAAATATGGGATTCTTATCGCCGAAAATGCCTTCGTTGCCACCAGTGCAACCATTGCCAGAACCTCCATCAAATAAACTTACTGCAGAAGAAGAAGCAAAGATTCAAGCTGAGCAATCAGCAATAGCAAGAAGACGTAAAGGTAGAGCATCAACAATATTAACTTCTCCATTAGTTGACACAGCTACTACAGAGAAAAAAACTTTATTAGGAATGTAATATGGGTTCAATGGTAAGTTTTGGTCAAAAAGCTGGAGTTGTTAGTCCAGTACAAGCACCAGTAGCAGCTACAGTGTCAGCACCAACTACATCAGAAGTAGATCAAGCAAGTGCAACAGACGCATCAGGAATTAAAAGAAGAAGACGTGGTAGATCTCAAACTATATTAACTGGATCTTCAGGCGTTCAAGAAGGAGCAACTTTAGGCTCACCAACTTTATTAGGATAAGCAATGGCTGAAACAGAATTAACTAAAGATCTCTTAAAGAGATTTGGAAAATTAGTAACTCAAAGACAAACTTGGGAATCGCATTGGCAAGAAGTTGCTGATTACATGATGCCAAGAAAAGCAGACGTAACTAAACAAAGATCTAAAGGAGATAAAAGATCTGAATTAATATTTGATTCATCTCCACTACATGCAGTTGAATTATTGTCAGCATCATTACATGGTATGCTAACTAATCCATCTACACCTTGGTTCTCATTAAGATTTAAAAATGTAGATACAGGAGATGCAGATGAGGCGAATGAATGGTTACAAGATACTACAGAAAAAATGTATGACGCATTTAATAGATCAAACTTCCAACAAGAAATATTTGAATTGTATCATGATCTAATTACCTTTGGTACAGCATCTATGTTTATTGAAGAAGATGCAGAAGACATCGTAAGATTTTCAACAAGACACATTGGCGAAATTTATATTTCAGAAAGTAACAAAGGAAGAATAGATACAGTATTTAGAAAATTTAAATTATCTGCAAGAGCAGCGATACAACAGTTTG